TATTTTTTTGGTGAACTATACCATAATGCTAACAATGGCGAATTTTTACCCCTTTTTTCATAAAGTATTTCCGTTTCTGAAAATTGGACATTTTTTTTGTCCATTTTTGAATTTTGGAAACACTTTTGACCCTCGAAATTCTACCATTTTCTTTAAGTTCAAAATTCGGAAATATATATAAATTTTCGGCATTTTTTCATTAGGATTTGTTAGGATTTTTAATTTGCATGTAAGTAATTTTGGCGCGCTTATTCTTCTTTATATCATTTAAGGTAACAACCAATACAACAAAAAATGTGGCATTTTTTGGCATTTTTTCATTAGGCATTATTCGGCTAAATATACTAACATAAAAAAATGCCAATATTAGTTTACCCAAAAATACATTACAAAAAGATAATAAACACACCAACATATTAGCAATATATGAACAGCGAAGCGTTAAAAAAACTATTTACTCATGAGGACCCATATTTTATACACAAAGGGCTTGGATTTCTCTGTTTGGCGAATTATGTTGCCCAGTTTTATATGTATTTTGCACACGGAACTTCTTATTTGAACGCACACACAATTGCGCCACACATTTTACTCCAAGGAACCGCATTTATTTTCAAAGTATTGGCAAAGCGTCCAATAGAATCAACCTTGAATATGTTCATTTGGGAAGAGCTCCGAATTCATTCGTTATTGTTTGCGTGGAGGGCTTGTTTCACAATTTTGTTCCCAAGTTGGGCTCCTGTTATATGCCTCTTGACAATGGGTGCGGCTGACATTGCAACTCATTATTACGGTAAATCAGAAGTTTCAACTGTGCGAGGTCAGCATAGCAAGGTGGGTAAGCGTAGTATTGTCAAAGAAATTACAGGAGCATTTTTCAGCATAAGTCAAATGGGAGCAACGTATATATGTTTGCTGGGAGATTCTCCCATTCTAATTTTTTCAACGCTTCCACCCATTCAGACGTCTGCGTTTGGCATGACATTAATAAGAAAAAATCTGATAAACAAAACTATTTGGAGCGTTGTTTATAGCACGGAACTATTAATGACATACTATATATGGTATAAAGAGTATAAAGATTTTAGCATTTTTTATATTGCATCTTTGTTATATTTGCTTAGAAGGTGTGGGTTTTCAAAATATTTGATTTGGCCTTCTTTGTATCTAGTAATTTATATTATTTTCTTATTTGATTCTGTTTAATTTTTTTCATTTAAAATTCCAAATTTTTTAGTATGTGTATTATATCTAATGTTTTATTTTTTAGTTTACAATGATAATACACACAATGTTTATTTAAATAAATTGATTCAATCAGTAAAATTGCATGGAGCAGAATTTGAGGTAATAGTATTTGACAAAGGTTCTATAGAAAACGAATTTATTGAAAAGAATAAATCTATATTAAGCTGTAGGCGCGGAGGAGGTTATTGGTTGTGGAAGTCTTATATTATTAATGAGATGTTAAAACGAATAAATGAAAATGACATACTTTTTTATTTGGACTCCAAATATTACTTTATTGAAAACTTTTCAAACTTGTACTTGGATTATATGAAAAACAATGATTTATTAGTATGGAAGAATAAGCCCAATGAACCAACGTGGTACATGAAAAACTGGTGTAAAATGGACGTAATAAATAAATATAATATGTTTGATAAAGTTTTTAATGAAAACGCGGAAGATTGTTGGGGAGGGGCAATAATAATTAAAAAAAACAAAAACACTGTAAAATATATGAAAGAATGGTTGGAAATGTGTTGCAATTACGAAAATATAACAGATTCGCCAAGTAAAGCAAAAAATAATGACTTGTTTCGCGAGCATAGACACGACCAAAGCCTATTAAGTATTGTTTTGCATAAATATAATATAGAAATGCAGTTCTTTGAAAATAAATATTTACAAAATATAAGGGTGCCGTTTTAAATTACAGTTTTCCCAATATAGACGTTAACAATTTTCTCCTTCCACTTTTCATCTGCAGTAGGTATATATGTGTGCATAATAGTTTCTAGTTTTATCCAATTATAAGATATTGTTAAAGAGGTGTGGTCTTTATAAACATAATCATTCTTAATCAAATGATCAACCGCATTATAAAAATCCTTTTGTTCTTCAGGAATCAGTTGCAAAATATAAAGTGCAATTAATAGCGCGTTTCTTGAAGGTTTTTCGGTCTCCTCTATCATGATATAGAATATATTTATATTTCATGATATATATTTAAACCTTTTTAAATGTTTTGAAACTTTTTAAAGTCCTTCCACGAAACCTTCATTCCACCATTTTTTTCAGGAACAGGTTCGGCCTTATGTTGTTCTTCTAGTTTCCCGGCCTTCTTAAGTGCGCTATCCACATAAAGTTCCTTTAGAAGTTGTCCGACAAAATAAGAACCTTCATGTTGGTCAATTTCACCGTTCTCTATTCTCTGTAACACATTCAAAAACTTATTCAAAATTTTCAAGTCAATTTCGTCTTTTCTTATTTTGTTGTAAATATCAGTATAATAAGTAAACAAGAAGGAGCACTCTTCCATACCAAGTTGGTTAACCTTTTCAGGGTCGTTCTTATTTTTAGCCATTATCATAATAAGATTATTGATATCTTCTTGCAATAAATGGCTGTGTTTAAGCTCGCGTATTAATTCGGTTTGGTCTTCCACATTGTTGGCTTTCACCATTTCTTGTAAATGAAGTCTAGCATTGGCGTCCATATATACAAAATATGATAGATTTTTAAACCTAAATTTACGCAATAATTATTATATTAGTATAATTTATATGCCAGTTTTACAACCACAACAAACAGGAATGATAGGGTCAAGTGTTAGAGATTCTGCTTATCAAACAATGCAAAATAGAAATAATTTACAGGCTGCATTACCAAGTGGAGGAGGAAATAGAAGACGTAGTAGAAAATATGGTGGTCAAGTTGTTCCAGGCAAAGTTCTTGTTCCTCAAGTTCCAAACACAAATTTAATAAATGACCCTGCAAAAGGAACTGCGCAAGGTGTAGCGGCTCAACAACAAGGAATGACCGGTTTAACTGTTAACAATGACTCGCAAAAAGTGTTTGACAACAAAGTTGCATTGGTTCCGATTCCCAAAGGATCAACTGGTGGTTCTAGAAGAACCAAAAGACGCGGAGGTTTTGTTTGGCCTTGCATGAGCGGGGGAAAGACTAGAAAGTCTAGAAAATCCAAGAAATCAAAAAAGTCAAAGAAAGCTAGAAAAACCAGAAGGTATTAAAATTGAGTTAATTTAGAATACATAATTATAAGAATTATATATTAATAATATAAGTTATGCCAAAAGGAGTAGACTGGATAAATTTTTTATATGTCAATTTAGGTTTTGTCGCACAAATATTTATCATGTATTATTTCAGCGCAGTTGCCGAAATAAAGAATAATTGGCCAAAATATAGATGTAATCCAATGTTTATGATATTATCTGACAATATAGAAAAAGATTTTACTTATTGTGTGCAGAGCATGCAAACCAATTTTATGGGTTATTTGTTGCAGCCAATTAATTATATTATTAATTCATTATCTTCCATGGGCGATGAATTTTCAGGTTCATTGAACTATATTAGAACAATGATAAGCAGCATCAGGTCCATGATTACCAGTATTATTCAAAATGTATTTGGTGTATTTTTAAATTTAATTATTGAATTTCAAAAGATAACTATTGGCATTAAGGATTTAGTTGGAAAAATTATAGGTATAATGGTTACAATAATGTATTTGATAGATGGAAGCATTAAAACAATGCAGAGCACGTGGAATGGTCCTCCTGGCCAAATGGTGCGAGCATTAGGCGGCAATTGTTTCCATCCAGAAACAAAAATTAAGTTAATGAATGGAACAACTGTTGCTATGAAAGACTTGAATTTAGGAGATATATTAGAAAATGGCAGCCGAGTAGACGCTTTAATGAAAATAGATAACAAATTTAATGAAAAATATTACGTTATCCCCGAGAAAGGTGTGGACGAATCTGATATTTATGTTACAGGAACGCACATGATATTTAATAATTTAGTGAATAAATATGTTGAAGTTAAGGACCATCCTGAGGCAATTCAAACCGATATTATAGATAGCTGGTTTAGCTCAATAATAACAGATGACCACAAAATAAAGATAGGCAAGAAAAATTTCTGGGATTGGGAAGATGATATTTTAAAGATTAAAAAGTAAGTGCGAAATGACAATGCAACCTACGAAATAAGAAAAATAAATTTGAATATTATCCGCTTACTATATATGGATAATATTCAACAAAGTGCAAAAACAATAAAACAAATGTATGAAAAACTAACATATTTTGACCAGTATGGTGGGTCTGTGTTTATGTTTATTATACTATTAGTAGTTCTATTTGTAGTAGTTTCATATGTAACGGTTATGAGAAATTTTCAACCCATTAAGGACGATTGGGTGAATCAGAGATGCAAGCCACAGGTAATACCATTTGCCGGTTTAATAAATAAACCAGATAATATGTCAATTGTTGATTTTACTGGACAAAACTTTACTAATTGCATGCAAAACATACTAATAGGAATTACAGGTCACGCAGTCCAACCAATAACATATATGACTCTTGCTATACGAGAAGTTTTTTCGGCAATTGCAGAAGTAATACAATACATTCGCACTATGTTATCATCAATCAGGTCTAATATGACCAAAATTGCTCAAGAGGTTTTAGGAAGAATTGCAAATATTATGGTTCCAATTCAACAGATATTAATCTCATTCAAAGACGCAATGAACAAAGTGAAAGGTGTTCTAACGGCTGGATTATATACTGCATTGGGTTCATATTACGCATTAAAGGCAATGTTGGGTGCAATCGTGCAAATGATTATTATTATTTTGATTATTCTTGTAGCATTAATTATTGCAATGTGGATTATACCATTTACTTGGCCAGTTGCGGCAACAATGACAGCCGTTTTTATTTCTATTTCAATCCCATTGGCAATTATAGTCGGTTTCATGATAGACGTATTGCACGTTCAAACTGATTTTTCACTTCCAAGTGTTCCGTCTAGACCGAGGGTGTGTTTTGACAAAGACACCATATTTAAAATGGTGGATGGAACAAATAAAAAAATATCGGACATTGAAGTTGGTGACATTTTGAAACACAATATAAGAGTAAATGCCAAAATGAAGCTAGACGCAGCGGGGCAAACAATGTATAATCTTAATGGAACAGTCATTTCTTCACAACACCAGGTAAAATATAACAACAAATGGATTCCAGTTTGTGAACACCCTGAGAGAAAAGAAATTAATTGGTATTCTGAACCATTCTTATATTGCTTGAATACAAGCTCAAAAGAAATAGAAATTAATGGAAACACATATTTGGATTGGGATGAATTGGATGAAACGAACCTTCATGAAATATTGAAATATATCCCAAACATTCAAAATTTAGAAGAACTTCACAGATGTCTTGACGGAGGGTTTTCATCTTCAACGAAAATAAAAAAAATGGACGGAACATTTGTAAATATTATGGATGTTGAAGCTGGAGACATTTTAGATAAAAATATAAAAGTGGTTGGTGTAGTAGATATAGATAACAGTGATTTGAAACAATCTTATGTATATAATTTAGGAAATGGACGCGTTTTTGAAGGTGGTTATAACTTACACATATGCGACAAAATTTTAGACGAAAAGTTTTATAAAAATAGGACGATAAATCAAAAAACTGAGGACAAATTATATCATTTAATAACCGAAAAAAAAATATTTTATGTGAATGATGTTAAATTTTACGACTATGATTCAAATGTGGAGTTACTTTTAGACAAGTATCGTGGAAAATTATTATCTATGAAATATGTATAATATGGAAATTGTATGTTTAAAAAACATGGAAGTTACATTATTTGGATACAAATTTAGACTTGAAATTATCATTTTAATTGTCCTCGCATATTGGATTTTATGGGGACATGTTCTTTGCTCATGCTCCAAATTTAATTTGATGGAGGGAATTCACAATATGTACAACTCTCAAATCAACAAGAAAAGTTTAAATTATGAGGTTCTTCAAAATCCTATTCCTACAATTGGAACTGGTAAAACATTAGAAGGCTTTGTTGGCGCCAACACAAACTACGGGGAGTCATCTAAGTTCAGCCTTTCAAATGACAACGCAGTTAACACGTCTTCTTGGTTTACTCCAGACCTTACTTACACAAAGGGAACCACTGGCGGACCAGGCGTTCAAGCCATTTTAAATAGACCCGAGCAGCCCATTCCTTTACCCGAGGGTGAGATGTTAATGTTCGCCAACACTGAATTCAAACCTGAGTGCTGCCCCAACGCTTACAGCAATTCTACGGGCTGCGCTTGTATGGATATAAAATCCTACAACTATTTAATTTCGAGGGGTTCTAATAATGTTCCTTATTCTGAATATTAGGTCATATATTAAATTTTTGTTATACATAATATAAAATAAATATTATGTGCAAAACAAGTTAAAGTCTCTATAGTATATAGAGACATAATCATGCAGAGATACGACTATGCACGATTGGCGAACTTGTGCAAAACAAACAACATTAATTTGACAAAAGATTACTCAATGGAAACTGTTAATATATTTACCATAATTGAAGGGAACTGTTTAAACGATACATGTTGTAATATCTTCAGCAAAAGTTTCAGAACTTTGTTAAAAACAAACGGTTATTGTTTAAAATGTAGCACAAGAATAGGATTAAAAAAAGTAGAAAAAACTTGCCTAGAAAAATATGGCGTTAAAAATCCACAGAAAAGTCAGGTTATTAAAGATAAAACAAAAAAAACTTGTTTAGAAAAATATGGTTGCGAACATTCGTCTCAATATCAGG